TGGTCAGCGGTCATAGTTGTTGCACGGCAAAGATACAGCTTCTTTCCGCAGTCAGCACAGTAGCAGATACCGGAAAACGGATTGACTTCCTCGTGCTTTGTCGGACGACGTTTGTTCTTGCGAAGCTCCTGCACCAAGTCAAACTCCTGCTGCGTGATGATAGGCTCATGGGTATTCTCAAAGATCAGCCAGTCCTCTTTCGGGTTATCCACACGCTTCTTGTTTTTGTAGGACTTCACATGAGTGCGGAAATTCACAGTATGACCTGCGTATTCGGGTTTTTCAAGAATCCCCGAGATCGTATCCATACCCCAGCGATTGAGGTTGGCATTCTTGTGACCATTATCCCTGCCCTGCGACAATGCATAAGCCGTCGGCGTAGGGATTCCTTCTTCCGTCAAAATGCGAGCAATCTGCGCCGGACCGTAGCCGTCAATGCAAAGATGAAAAATCTTGCGAACGACCTCCGCAGCTTCATCGTCTATCACCCATAAGTTCTTATCCGTTTCCGAGTGCTTGTAGCCATATATCGGATTGGAAAGATGTTTGCCCGACTGTCCCTTAGCCTTGAAAACGGCTCTGATCTTCTTACTTGTATCCCTGGCATACCAGTCATTAAAAATGTTCTTGAATGCCATCAGCTCATTCTCGGATTTTAAAGTATCCACCCCGTCATTTATCGCAATGTAGCGCACGTCATAATCGGGAAATACCATTTCAGCGACCTTAACCTTAAACATAATCGGGAATTGGCTCCTGATTGCCGCATAAGATATAGGTATAACAAGTTATACCTAGAATCCAACAAGATAACCTCATCGTACACAAAAAAGCCCATCGGAACAGAACACTCTCTCCGATGGGCTTCATTTTATGCGTTATTATCTTGCACGGCATGTTCACCCGCGCTGAATGACGGCAATGGTGCTCCCGGGCTCGACACAGCCGAGGACAATGCCGGGATACTGCCGCTTGTTCGCGACGATGATGTCATCGGTGCTGGTGCTGTACTGTTTTGCGATGCTGTCGAGCGTTTCGCCGTCGGACACCAGGTGATACACGGTGCGCTGTGCGGTCGGTGCAGGCTTCTGCGGAATTTCTGCACAGATTACGGGATCGGCTGCTGCGCCCACGGTCACTTCCAGCGTTTCATCAGTTTTCTTTCTGCTCATATCAATGCCCTCCTAATATTCTCCTGATTTTATTCATTCACGGTTGAATGCTTCCGTTTTGTCGTTCAGACTGGCGCGTTTCTCTTCAATGGTGATGCCGATTTCCATTGCAGATTACCCCGCAAGTGCTGCCCGCGTTGCCGGCCCGCAGATGCCGTCGACCTTGAGCCCGCGTTTGAGTTGAAACGCCAGCACCGCGCCCAGCGTGATCCTGCCGAAATCGCCGTCGAGCTCGGATTTGCGGAGATACCCTGCCGCGATCAGCCGCTGCTGGAGCCACTTGACGCCGTCGCCGCGGTCGCCCTCCCTGAGCGTCTGCGCCGGTGTCGGTGAGACCGTGCCGGGCGGCAACACAAACCCCAGAAACCGATAGCTCGCAGGCTGTCCCCAGTTGCCGTCATCCGGACGTGTCTGCGTCCAGAATTCGGTTTTCGCCGACCAGCCGCTCTCGCTTGTGACGATGCTGCCGGATGCGTTGATGATCTCCACAACCGCGACATGCCCCGCGCCATCTGCGCTGTTGCCGACCTCGCCCTTTGCCCAGACTGCGATGCATCCCGGCGACGGATTCTGTGTGACTGTCAGCCCCATTTCCTTCGCGACCTTGCAAAAATTCTCCGCATTGGTCGATTTCAGCCAGATTCCGGTGATCTCCGCGAATCTGCCGACCGCGTAGAACACGCAGTTCGCGAAGCGCAGCCTCGAGCCTTCGGGGCGCGGAATGCACGGGTTCAGCCCGCCTTCGGTCTTTGCGATGTAGTAGCGGTTCGTTTTCTCAGGAATCGTGATTCTCGGTGTGAACATCTTACTCGCTCCTTCCGTGCAGCATTTCAAACAGTTTGTTTATGAGCTTGCTCTGCTCCTCGATTGCTTTGGTGTTCTCACTGATAGTCTCCCGCAGCTTTTCCTGCTGCTCCCGGTGATAGGTGTCCTGCTTTGAATTTTGCCACAAGAGGAAACAGCAGCACGCGATCGGGAATCCGACCGTGCTCACGGCTTGAATGATCTCGTTCATGGTCGCACCTCCTCACTCGTCCTTCAGGCACGCGAAGCCGTCCGTGACGTACTTCACGCCGTCGACTGTGAACACGGTCTCGCTGCGGTACTGCGAAATCGGCAGAAAGAATGCGTCGGCAAAATAGCTCGGTGTGCCGTATGCGCTATGCGTCGCGATCGGCAGCTTGACGGTCTGATTCGCGGTCTCCACGACTGGGTCACTGCCGTTGTGCCCCGTCACCACTACACCGGAATTGACCAGATTCGTGAACGGCGCGGCATCTCCCCACGCGATTGCTTGCTGGTCGATTGCTTTGTGAATTGACCCGCCATATGCGCTTTTTGTGTCCTTCGGCAGCAGCACGCAGTATGCGCCGTTGTTTGTCTTCGACACGACGCACGCGGCGCCGCGCCGGCTGCCGCTCGCATAGCCGTTTACGAACATCAGCCCCTTTGCCGTGCTGTATGCCGTGCAGTAAACGCCGCCGACCTGCTCGTAGACGCTGTTTGTTGCGTCAGCGTAACCGTACCATTTCGCGGCGGAGCCGAGGTCTTGGATTGCAAATACAATGTTATCATCAGCATCCTTGCACTTGATCGTGTTCGTGCTTGTGTCGTCCTCTACGCTGTCAAAAAAGCCGCTGTCATCGAGGAAGTCGACCATTTCGGCGTAGCTTGTAATCAGTTTTTTCGTAATCGCCATCAGAATTCCTCCCATGCGCTTGCGTGTACATAATCGAGAATTTGCTTGATGTAGGTCGGGCTGATGCCGCCGGACGCGGAGTAGCCGTCGCTGCCGATGCTGCCCGGATAGGTCAGCATGTGCCCTTCGCTGTCGTCATAGCTGCCGCCGACGCCGTTGTTGACGGTCGACCAGTACCACGCGATGCCGCCGTAGATGACCGTGCGGTTCGCGGGCACGCTGTCATTGCCGACCGTACACAGCACACCGTCAGAAAGCGGCGAGATAAAGATCGGGTCGCAGTAGCCGAAGAAGTGCGCGATCACGCCGATCGCCGGGACGCTGTTCGACTTCTGGCGCTGGTTTCCGCCGAGCGTGCAGGTGACCGGGCTGTCGAAATAATAGCCCTCGTCGCAGGTGATGTGCACGGTCGGCGGGGTCTCTGTCGCCGTCTGCACTGTGCCGGTCGCAGCGAGGTCGAATGCGGCGTCTGCGGTGTGCACGGGATTGCCCCCGCCCTGCGATCCCGCAAGGTATTCGAGCAGTTGGTCGTAGATATCAGGCGGTGGGTCTGCGTGTGGTGTGCCGCCCGCGGTCGCCGAGCGTTTGCAGGACACCCGTGCTCCCGTCGAGGTCTGGATGTCTCCTGCGTACACACCGATCTCGACCTCGTAGACGTCGTTGAGCGGCGGTATCGCACAGCGATTCCCTTCAAACAGGCGGTCCATGTACTGCCGCACGCCGTTCCGCACGAAGTTGAAGCGTGCGGTCTTTTGCGTGTACCGCGCCCACTCGCTGTCAAAATCGAAGGTCACCGTGTAATCGGAATTGCCGCAGACGATCACCGGGCTGCCCTGTGCCTGCGCGATCTTCTCCGCGACTGTGATCTGAATGTCTGGCATGGCTCCTCCTTTCAGGCGTTGTCGGTGTCGAAGATCGTATACCACGCCGTCCAGCCGCTCGCGTTCCTGAATCGCATGAAGCGCTGGAAGCTGGCATTCGTGCCTGCGGTCATGATCTGGTAGCCGACGCCGTTGCTCTTGACCGTGTGCCACTCGACCTCCATGTTCGGGTAGACGGTCTTGTAGCTCGCGGGCAGATGCAGCAGCGACGCGCCAACCGCAGCAGACGGAATGACCCATTTGCGCGTGACGCAGTCTGCGTTGGTCGGTGACTGGTCGACGTACAAATCGTCGAGATCGGCGCCGCTCTCCAGCGTGACCGCTTTGTGCAGCGCGGCGATAGCTTCGAGCGCGGCATAGATGCCGTTACTTGTCACGGGGTTTGTGCTGCTCGGGAGTGGTGTCGTGTCAAACGTGAGAGCGTCCTGCTTGCGCTCGATCGCAGCCGCGTTGGTTTCCGTGCGCTGGCGCGTTTCGTAGCAGTAGGCGTCGATCCTGTCGCTGTTGGCGTTGACGCGCGCGACACTGTACAGCTCGCCGCTCTCCGCGTCCTTTGTCAGGTGCAGGTGTTCTGTGTACGTCATGTGATCTCCTTTCCGGCGAGCTCGCCGTGCGTGAAGTGCGACAGCCATGCGTGATCGTGCAGCGCCATTGCGGCGTGCCCTGCGGACTGTATCGTCATGAGGCTTGCCGTGCGCAGCAGATTGTCTGCGCCCGCCGCCTGCGCTTTGCGCTCTGCAAGTGCCGCCTTCTCCGCCTGCGAGCGTGCGATGCCTGCGACTGCGTCTGCGCCGCATGCGGTGATTGTGTGCTCTCCCCGGAAGTGCCAGTCGGATGCTGTGACCGGCAGATCGGCGCCGTTGATGCGTACCCAGTCGAGCGGGTCAAGCGACGGGTCGCCCGGAATGACCGCCTCGCCCGGCGCGAAGGTGACCGGGTCGAGCGCATGTGTGATGATGTTCAGGCTCTGCTCTGCGGTCGAGTATGTGCCGTCAATGACAGACCACAGCGGATTCTCCGGCAGCTCTGCAGTCACACCGTCCGCCCAGAGCGTCTGGTTCTCATAGTCGCGCACGACCGCCGAGCCGTCGCTGCCGTGCATCTCGACGACAGTTTTCAGCGTCAGCAGCTGATACGGCAGGCGCGAGATACGGTTTGACATGCGCGCGTCCGCGGCGTACTCCGCCGCAGGGTCGGTCTTTGCGATCGGACGGATGCGCAGCTCGCCGAAGCGGTCGACGTATGCGAGCGCATTGAGCGTCTGCACGGTGCAGCTCAGCAGGTCGCGCGCGGTCGCGATGCTGGTATTTGCGCGCCTGACAAAATATCCGCGCCCCGCGTTCGGCATGCCGCTGACGTCTCCGGTATAGGTGACGCCCGCGGTCTGCGCGATCGCCGTGATGATCTCCTGCGGCGTGTACGCGGTGTCTGCCGCAAACGGCAGGTCGTCCCGCGGGACGCGCTCGATTTTCATCATGCCGTCGTAGGCTGTGGCCGTGACGCCCGCCTCAGTGTCTGCGGCTGCTTCAGCGACGTCAAACGTGCCGAGCGGGATGCTCTCCAAGCTCTCTGCCGCGTGCGGGTCCTCCGTCGTGCTGATCACGTCGCGCCGCAGGATGTGGTATGTCAGCGCGATCTGTGCGCCGTAGAGCGATTCCGGTGCGATATCCGTGCGCAGCGTGCACCGCAGCTCCGCGGTCGGTACGCCGCCCGGCAGCAGGAAGTCTGACGGTGTCGCCGTCCACGCAATGCCGACCGAATCCCCGATGATGCTGTTGCCGTCGAGCTCCTGCGCTGTGCTGCCGACCGTCAGTGTCCCGGTGAGCTTGGTCACGCGCTCCGGGCGTGCTGCTGCGAGGCGGTAGGCACTGCCCGGGAATTCCGGCGGAAGCGTCTGCCGCAGCTCCGCCAGCCTAGCGAGGGTCGCTGGCAGCGGGTGCGCGATATACTCGCAGATCATGTTGTAGATATCCGGGCGCTGCGCCGCCTCTGTGCCGCCCCCGTCCGTGACGGAGGCATCGCAGAAGATGATTGCCGGAACGGTCGTCTGCATGTTGCCGACTGCGACGTGCACGCGCAGGATGTACGCGTTGCTGATCGCCGGGATGCTGATATCGTAGTCTCTGTCAGCCGTGACCGTGATCTGCTGCACGGTTCCTTCTGTCGATACCGCCGTGATGCTGACTGTTCGTGTTGTGCGGGTCAGCGGTGTGCCCCATTCGGGGGTGTCAAAGCGCAGGAACAGCGTGTAATTGCTATTCCCGCATACAAGACGCGCGTTTTCCTGCGCGGTCGCGGTCGTGCCGTCAACATAAATCGTGATGTCTGGCATGGCGGCACCTCAGTATTCTGTCAGCTTCACGGACAGATTCCAGCGCTCGGTTCTGCCGCTGTCCGTGTAATCCGGCGTCCATTCGCGGTCGCCTGCATACATCGTGCGCACTGCCGTGCCGCCGGGAAACAGCAGCTCGACCGTGAAGGCTGCCGGGCTGAGCGCCTGCCGGATGCGCTGTGCATCATCGGACGACAGATGCCGCCACACAAGCTGCAATGAGAGCAGACCGCTGCGGCGGCGCTCGCGCGAGAGATACCCGGATTCCAGTCTGCCCGTCGCAGCGCTGTCAATGTCATACTCCGTGACCTGCGCCTCGACCGGTGTCGGCAGCGTCACGCCGTCAATTCGGATAAACCCGTCGTTCACCGTACCCCTCCGTTCGTTGCTCTGGCTCCGCTGAGATTGTACTTTCTGACGATCTCGGCGAGCTTTCTGCCGTCGCACATGAGCTGCACGACGATCGTCTGATCGCCGCCCGCGGTCTGCTCCGCGAGCGCTTCGAGAAACGCCTGCTTCATCGCGCCGACCGGCGACACGATCTCCGGCTCGCGCCTGTTGTCGCCGAGAATCGCCGCGAATTCGCCGTAGTTTGCCGGGATCACCGTGCCGGTCGCAAGGCGCGGCAGCTTGACGGCATCGATCGTTTTCAGGTCAAATCCGATGCTCTTGCCGCCGTTCGGCAACCAATCGGGGATGCTGACATGAAAACCGTTGAGAAAACCGATCACCTTGTTTGCCGCGTGAACGATTCCGTTCAGCATGGATTCGATGCCGCCGAGCATGGAATTCAGCACGCCCTTCACGCCGTCCCAGATGCCGCCGAAAAAGCCGGACAGCTTCGAGAAAATGCCGGTGATGCCCTCATAGGCAGACCGGAACTTCTCACTGAACCATGTGCCGACACCCGAAAAGACACCCTTGATGTCCTCCCAGCGGTCGGAAAACCACCTTTTCACGCCGGAAAACGCCGATTTGACCGCTTCCCAGCCGCCGGTGAAAACACCGGAGAAAAAGCTGCCGACTGCCGCAAACACGTTTTTGATCTCCTGCCAGCGTGCTCCGAACCAGCTGCCGACCGCCGAGAAGATGCCTGTCACGGCATCCCAAGCCTCGCGGAACCGGTCGCCGTACCATTTTCCGACGGCGGCGAATACCCGCTTGATGTCCTCCCAGCGCTTGCCGAACCATGCTCCGATCGCTGAGAAGATGCCGGTGATCGCCTCCCAAGCCTCGCGGAAGCGCGCCGAAAACCATTTTCCGACTCCGGCAAAGACCGCCTTGATCGCGAGCCAGCAGCCCTTCAGGAAATTGACGATGCCGTCAAAGATGCTGACGACCTTGTCAAAGAAGCCCCGGAGCACGCGCTCGATCTCCGCCCACATGTCGATGGCGAATTGCTTGATCTCGTCCCAGTGCTTCACAAGCAACACACCGGCGGCGATGATTGCGCCGACCGCGAGAACAACCAGACCGATCGGGCTTGTTAAAAATGCAAATGCAGCTCCGAGCGCAGTCGTTGCAGCGGAAGCGATTCCTGAAATTGCCGTCCAAGCAGCGATTGCACCGTTCACCAATGCGAAAGCGGCTGCAAGTGAACCAATCACAACTGCAAACCCCTGCACAAGAGTCTGATGCCTGCTGATCCAGTCCGCGATATTGCGGAGCGCCTCACCGAGCACGCCGAGCACGAACACGATTGCGCCGCCGGTCCATTTTGCGATCGGCTGCAGGAATTCGTCCCAGAGCCACTTTGCGGCGGGCTTGACCGCGTCGATCACGGCAGTCAGTGCGCTGACAGCGCCGGAGAGCAGGTCGATCGCGGCAGGCGCAGCCTTTTCGATCGCCCATTTCCCGAGCGGAAGCAGCACATTTTCATAGGCGTCTGCCAGTGCTCCGCCGATCGTGTCGACCAGCGGCTCGATCGCGTCAAGCAGCCCGTCAAATGCGGTCAGAATCGGCGAGAAATCGAGCTGCTTTGCCCATTTCGCCGTCGCGGAGCTCATGCGCCGGAATGTGCCGGTGATGCGCCTGATGATGCCGAAAATGTGTTCAAAAATGCTGACGCCGATGCTGTTCTCCTGCCATGCCGCCGTAAACTGTTCACGGAGATTTGTCCATGTGTTATTGATATCCGTGAGGATGCCGAGGATATCGCCGAGGATTGCAGCGCCCGCACCGCCGTTCCAAGCGGTGCGCGCCGCGTCGGTCACTGCGTGGATCAGCTCGAGCAGACTGTTCCAGCGGTCGAAAACCGACTGCACGAATGCTGTCCCCGCGCCGCCGTCCTCCCATGCCTCTGCGAGCGCGCCGGAGAGATCGCCGACGATGCCGACCAGATCGGTGAAGCCGGTGATCAGGTTGCCGACCAGACGCTCGCCGCTGCCGTTGGTCCACACGGTTTCAAGGCTCTGTCCGATGCCGGAGAACAGTCCCAGAAGCTCGCTGCGTGCGCGCTGTGCGCTGTCAAGCAGCGCGGGAGCATTGGCATCCCACGCGATTTTGACGGGCTCCAGCAGCCGGGAAATGCGTTCTGTGAGCGCGTCTGCATCCTTCGTAAATGTCTGCACATCGGCAGACGGCATGAGCGAAACCGCAGCGGACGGAGTATCTGTTTCCGGCGCTGCGGCGTCCGGTTCGGACAGCTTGTGCAGCTCGTCAAAGCCGGTGAGGTCTGCCTGTGCCTTTGCGGTTTCCTCGGTTGCAGCGGTCAGCGCGTCCTGTGCATCGACTGCGGCGGAGATGTTCTGTGCGGTCTGTGCGGTCTGTGCTGACTGATCCGCTTCCCCGCCCATAACGGCTGAGAGCGCCCCGAATGCCGACTGTGCAGCATTTGTCAGCGCTGCAAGCCATGCGGTAAGCTGCTGCACGGCGGGAATCACGACCCGGAGCAGCGGCTGACCCGCTGCCGCGGTGAACTGCCGCCACGCCTCCTTCAGATTTCCGATGACATTTTCCCAGCCCTGTGCCTCGCGTGCTGCCTGCCCCTCTGCACCGGACAGCGCATTTGCATCCCGGACCATTTGCAGCAGCGTGAGCTGCTTCTGCGCCTCGGACAGATCGCGGAATGCCTTGCCGTAAAGCTGCATGGCAGCGGCGTTTCTCGTGGTCTCCGTTGCGGAGACGCCGAGTGCAGCATCGTTCGCATAATTGCCCTTGAGGAACGACCTGAGCGATTCACTGACGTCCTCAAGACTCCGGTCGTAGTACGCGGCAGAATCCGCTGCGGCTCTGAGCGCGTCCTCCGTCATGGCGAGCGCTGATGTGCTGTCCATTCCGGCGGTTTTTGCAAACGCGAAGATCTGTGTGCCGACACCGTGCAGGCGCGTTTCGAGGATACCGGAGTCCGCAGCGACACGGGAAAACGCCTCCCGCGCAGACTGCTCCAGCGTGCCGAAGGTCTGTGTCAGCGCAGAGTTTTCAGCATTGACCGCAGCCGCTGCTTCGACCGCCGATCTGCCGAACGAAACGACTGCGCTGCCGCTGAATGCCGCCGCTGCTGCCTTTGCAACACCGGAAATCTGCGATTTCAGCGTATCGAGCTGACCGCCCAGCCTTTTGACGCCGCCGGAAAATCCCTTTGTGTTGATTCTGGTGTCAAAATTGAGATAGCCGTCAACCGCCAAAGCAGACCGCCTCCTTTATGTGATCGTTTCCAGAAATGCGGCTGTTTCGTCGATTGCCGCCTGCTCCTCATCGGTGCGCAGCAGCACCGCTGCTGCATTTTTGCGCAGGAATTCCCGCTCTGCCTTGTCGAGCTTTTTGCCTTGCGCGCGTTTGCGGCGAATCTGCATGACCGCCGAAAACAGCCCGTCGCCGATCTCGCAGAACAACCCGAGAAAGCTCCACCAGTGCAGAAACGGCAGCGCACGCACATCCGGCACGCCCGCCGCACGGCTGACCGCCGGGATCAGCATGCTTTCGTCGTGCTTCCAGTCCAGCATTCTGACTGATTCCGGCTCGGTTTTCGGCATGTCGCCGCCGTCGCAGAACCAGCACGCCTTTTTCAGCGCTTCCTCAGCGTCCTCCGGTCTGAGCGGTGCCGCATAGAGCCGCCGCAGCATGACAAATGCCCGCTCCCTGTCCGAGAGGCGGGCATCTGCGAGCGCTTCAAAGATGCGCAGGACATTGCGGAAATCCGCGCGGATGGGCAGCTCGGCGCCGCCGACTGAAAGACTCTGCGGCAGACCGTTCACTTTTCTGTCAACTCCGCGAGAAGCGCACGGCGCTGCTCCGGTGTCAGTGCCGAGATATCCGGCAGTGCATCGCCCGGGATATCCTCGAGATACGCCTGCACCTCTGCTCTGGGCTTCGGTTTGGGGAGCTTTGCGATCTCCGCCCTGATCTGTGCGGTCAGCGCCTCGAGAAAGCCTGTGAACAGCATGTGCCCGTCCGCACCGACCGGCGAGCAGCAGTTTGTCTGCCCGAATGCAGGTGTGCACACATCCGCGCCGAATGCGCTGTTGATGAGGCTGCGGATATCTGCGTCGAGCTCCGCCAGCTGCTCGGGAGTCGGGTCTGCCAGACCGCGGTATTTCGCTTCGAGTGCAGGGATCTGCTGCTCAAGCGCCGCGATGCGCTGCCCGAGATTCATGTCGGTCACGCAGATGCGGATCACACGGCTTTCGTCACCGTTGACCGCAAAGCTGCGGATGCCGTCGTCAAATGTGAGATTCTGCACTGCCGGTCACCTCTCAGGTCGCCGCCGTGAAGGTCGGCACGCGGTTTGCGATCGTGACCGTGCCCTTGACGCGATTGCCGGTGAACGTCACCTGATAGGGGATGCGCACGCCGCCTGCCGCGCCGCCGTAGCTCTGCGGCTTGATGATGACATCCTCAGTCCATGCGTCGAAGGGTCCGGCCGTCTTGTCGATCAGCACCTCAAGCACAGTCGTTTTGCAGTCGTCGCCGGTCTGGCGCTCCATCGCGATCGCCTTGATCTTGTCGTAGAAATCGCCGTCGGACGGGTCTGCATAGTAGGTGTCCACGTCAAAGCTCGGCTCGTATCCGGTGTCGTTCGCGCCCTGCTCGTCAAGGATATTGTGGAAGGTCTCGAGCTGCGGATTGAGCTCCACAGACATATCCTCCACATGCTTGCCGATCAGGAACCACGACGGAGAACCGGTGCCGCCGAATTTCTCGTCGAGATAGTGCAGCAGTGCGCTTCTTTTCAGCTTTCCCATAGGGGTCTCCTCCTCGTTTTCGGTTTCTTCTTCATCCTCCGCACCGTCGCCGATGCCGAGGTCGTCATAATCATCGTAAGACATTGTGTTCCTCCTCTCACGCAAACAGCGTGTATTCCGCAGTGATCTGCATCTGATACCGCACGCCCTGCACACCGTTTTCCTGCGGGAGATCGTAGAGCATGGCGTTCCCGACCGTGATGCGGTCGAGCTGCCCGCCGCCGATCGGCAGACCGGTCTGACTGTGCAGCCAGTAGCCGAGCCCGAGCAGTGCGGAGCTGTTTTGCAGACGCTCCCAGTCGTTGATGCTGCTGCATACCGCGTACAGCAGGAAGGTGTGCTGCCGCCTCTGATTTCCGAGGATGTCCTCGGTAAGCAGCGCGTCGTCGACCGGCGCAAGCCCGTAGCTCTGCGGCTCGGGGTCGGTGAAGTCGATGTGCACCGCATTGCAGACAGCTGCGATCTCCGGGTATTCCGTCAGAATCTGCCGCACCCGTTCAATGATGTTCACTTTGCCGCCCTCCCTCCGGCGATCGCAGCAGCGCCCCGCAGGATCGCGGCGGCGTCCTTCCGCTTCATGAATTCAAACCACATGCGCTGTGCTGCCGGGTTTCCGCTGTTTTGGTGATTTTTGTCCGCATAGTAATCGCTGCGGGCAAACCGTGCCGTGTAGACGATCACGCCGGGCGCGGGATTGCCGACCGAATCGCGCAGCTTCCCGGCATGGTGCCAGTATTTCTTTGCGACCGGCACATAGGGCGTCATGCGCTGCACGCACTCGCTGTCGATGTACCTCTGTGCTGCCGCAAAGCGCTTCCTGCGGAACAGCACCGCGCTTTTCGGAATCTCAAGCGTCACAGTCATGCGATCACCCCGCTTCGATGATGATGTCCGGCGTCGTGCCGACGGTTTCTGCGGCGGTCTGCCGGATGACCGTAATGTCGGCGGTCTGCCGCAGCACCGCCATGCTCTGCGAGACTGCCTGCTCCGACGATGTGTCAAAAATCAGCCCGCATGATGCGGGGATCAGCAGATCGCCCTGCCGCGGCACATAGCCGTCGCCGGCACACACCGCATAGATGCGCACCGTCAGGCTTCCTGCGCGCTGTTCGCCCGCCTTCTGCACGGTCTGTCCGCGCAGATCACGGAGCAGGACGTCGGGGAACACATGCCGCGCGAAGCTGTCCGCCTCATAGACCGTGACTGTGCCGTTCGTGACGATGCGCTGAACCGTGATCTTCTTGTTCCACATGAGCGGGATATTTGCCTCGATGCCCTGCACGGCGTCTCCGACGGTCCGCCAGAGCGCGCCCCAGAAGCCGATTTTGCGGTCTGTCCAGTCGTGCGCATCGCCCTTCGGCAGCGCGATGGTGTAGCCGCCGCCTGCGGGCTCGCCGATCAGCACATTGCGGATCGTTTCTGTACCGCCCGCGGTATAGAGCGTGATATCAGTTCCCCGGATCATCTGTGACAAGACCGTACACCTCCGTGAAGCCCCATGTCTGACGCCGCAGCCCGAGCTCCTTCAGCTCATTGCGCAGGAAATAGAGCTGCTGTCCGGCGTTCAGATAGGTGTATGACGCGGAATAGCCGAGCGCCGACTGCGATTCCTGCGAGACCGCTGCAGAAGCTGCATCCGAGACGCTGTCCAGTGCCCGGCAGACCGCCTGCACGACCACGGATTTGACCGCCAGTGCAAAGTCCTCGCCGGTGTCCGCGTCCGCGATCATGGCGTCGATGTCCTGCCCGTATTTGCGAGCGGTCACGCGGAGCTTTGCGGATGCCTGCGCGAGAAGGACCTCTGCCGCCTGCGCCTGCTCTGCGGTCAGCGTGCGCCCGATCGCCGTGATGTCGGACACACTTGCATAGACATTGCCCATCCGCGCTCACTCCGTATTGCAGGTCAGACCGGAGAGGTCATAGCGCTGCACGACCGTCTCGCCGTCCTTCGTGATCTGCACGACAAACTTCTGCCGCAGCTTGTCCGTGATCTTAAACACACCGTTCTTGTCGGGGTCGAGCTCGACCAGACCGCTGCCGGCAGAAGGCTCCAAGCCGACCTTCACGGTGCTGTTTTCGATGTCGGCAGTCGGGAATTTCAGGCAGAGGAAATTGCCCTCGCCCCACACCTGCGTGATCGCATTGCTCCCGCTGAGATATTTCAGCGTGCCGGTGATCGCATTGCCGGAAATGACGATGTTGGTCTGCATGTCAGCGACCTTTACATCGAACAGCTTATTGCTCCCGCCCGCTTCGGCCTGGGCGACGGGAGCCGTCAAGGGTTTACCTTGATCAGCGCGAAGCTGTTCGCATCGAGAATGCCCCAGCCGATGTATGCCTCAGCGCGGAGCACGATCTCGTTCGTGCGCTTGAGGTCGCCCTGCCCGTCCGGATCGCCGTACTCGATGATCTCCAGCGGGATGCTCTCGGCATAGCCCCACTTGAAGCAGCCTGCGAAGTCGCCGACGACCGCGCGAAGCTTCTGGTTTGCACCGAAGGAAACGGTGCTGTTGATATCCGATGCCAGCGCACCGAACGCCGCCGGGTTGCCGCCGAAGCGGAATTCGGGATACATCGCCGCACCGGAATCGGTCATCTTCATCGCGCCGATATCCGCGCCCATAGCCGGCGCCATCGCGATGCCGCTGACAACGCCGTCGCTGCCCTGCACCGCCGCGACTGCCGCGTCGATGGTGTCGTCAGGTGCGCTGGAGCTGTAGGTGATGATGTGTCCGGCGTCCGTGACCTTGCCCGCGAAGCTGTTCGTGCCGACGATGTCGGACGCGCTGCCGGTCGCGGGGTTGACGCCGTGGAAGCCGGCGATATCCAGACCGCGGGCGATCTTCTTTGCGAAGCCGTCTGCGAACGCGGAGAGATACGGCACCTGCTTCTCCGCGGACATGCGGACAAATTCGTCCGTGACGCGGTGCTGATAGACGAACTTGATCGGCTTGATCGTGACCGAGGTGAGCGCGGCATCACCGGCGGGCTTCTGTGCGCCCTCACCGACGATCGCCGCCTCGCCGTCCATCGAGAAGATGAAGGTGTCGGTGCCTGCGAACGGCATCGGCGTTGCGCCGGAGAGCTTCGCAAGCGAAGAATGTCCCTTGACCTTGCTGAAAATCTCGGTCACGAGCTCGGGCTTGAACAGCGTGCCCGAAGTAGTCTTGGTATTCGGCATTTTTGTGTACCTCCTGAATTAGGATTTCAGATCGTTCGCCAGAGCGAGGAAGGCGGCATTCTGTGCTGTGCCGACGGGCTGCTCAGGCGAAAATGCGGGAGAGGGCGCGGGCTGCGGCGCCGCGAATTTCGCAAACACCTCTGCGTCCTTGCGGAGCTCCTCCTCGGTGCTGCCGTTCAGACGGTCGGCGAGCTCAAACGGCAGTCCGGTTTCGTGCGCGATCCGCTGACGGAGCGCACCCAGCTCGGCAGCTGTGCTTTTTGCCGTGAGCTCGGTGATCTGCTGATTCAGCTCAGCGACCTTTGCGGTCAGCTGCGCGATCTGATCGGCGGATTTCTTTGCATCTCCGGGGGAGACCCAGCCCTCATATTTCTTTGTGACCTCTTCGGTCACGGTTCTGGTGTTGCGCGCGAGCCGGTCCTTAATGACCGCGTCGAGCGCCTCCTGTGTTTCGATAGCCTTGAATTCCTCTGCCATGATAAACTCCTATTTCTCCGTATAGTAACGTCAGTAACTGATGGTTTGCTTTCTGCGCTCCTTTGCGTTGACGCATTGCCAGTGTGCAAGGGAGACCGCTTCCAGCAGGGAAATATCTGCGCCCTCCAGAATGGAGGTATATCCGAAGCCGCCCTCGGAGCCGATCGCGCGGTGCTCGCAGTTTGCCGCAGCCTGTGCGAGCGCGGGCTGATTCATGTGACAGATGCCGCCGCCGAAGAGCTGCGTCTCAAACTGCGCATGCGCCGCGACCACGTTTTTCACGGTCGGCAGCACGGGCTTCACCTTGATCTGCGCGTTCTTCATCTCCTCGGCGAGCACGGTCTGATTGCCCGCGCCGTCGATCACGGCACCGGCTGCATGCGGATTGCGCAGAAACGCGATGATCCACGCATTGCCCTCGCGGGTCGGGCGGCAGTCGATCGCCTCGACAAAGACCTTGCCGTCCGCGAGCCTGACCGCCGCCGCGAGCGACACATTGCCCGCTTTGCCGTATTTCACGGCGAAGAAAATGCGCGGCTTTCTGCCGATGTCCGGCTTTGCGGAGAGCGCAAAGCCCTGCCATTCCTCGCGCGTGATCGCGGATTTCTGGTTGTACCTGAGCCACAGCCCGAGGCGCTGGATGTTGTCGTCGACCTGATCGTCGCCGAGCTCCGAGCGGATTTTGCGCTCTGTAAGGATCGTGCCGAGCGAAGGGTTTGTCTCATACCAGAGCGCGGGGTCGTGCGCATCGCTGAGACGCGGCACGGACCATTCCGCCCAGCCGGATTCCTCGGATTTTCCGCTGAGGCATTGCTTGCGGTACGTCAGGAATACCGTGCCGGAGCTGACGGCGGTCGGCGGTGTGCCGCACATGAGCGTCTGCGGATTGCGCGAATCGGTGACGACATATTTCAGCGCGGATTCCTGATCGCTCGTGTACTCCTGTGCCTCGTCGATGATGAGCAGATCGTAGCCCTCGCCCAAACCGCCCTTTGCGGAGCGCGTGCGGAAGCTGATGATGCCCTCGCCCTTGAGCCACTCGACCGTTTCGCAGCCGTAGAGCTTCTTGGTCTTGAAATCCTCGCCCTCGCGGAAGCCTGCCTTTGCGAGCAGCTTCACGGTCTTGTCCCACGCGCTGTGCGATGTGGTCGTGCGGTGCGCTGTGTAGAGCACACGCTCGTCATGCGATACACCGTACATCGCGCGGATGATGAGGATTTCCGATTTGCCGTTCCGGCGCGGGACCGACCAGCCGAATTTCATGTGCAGCCACAGGCCCTCGCTGTTGACCGCCATGATGTCTTCTGTCATCAGCTCCTGCCACGGCTGCGCGGTGCGGCCGGAGCGGTTGTAGATTTCCACGGCTTCAGCGCCGCGGGACTCGGTATACGGTAAAACAACGGAAAGTGTAGGAGTCTGGCGTCCGAGACGTGTCTCGTCCATGCAGAAACCTCCTATACCGTTTTCCAGCGGGCAGTGCCCGCAGCCGTTTTTGTGTCAATCAGGCTGTGCTGTTTCATTTTGCCGCACCCCTCCCATTCAGACGGATTTCCAGTCGAAGGTGAGGGGCAGTGCGCGGTTGGAAATCAGCTCGATGCCGGTCTCGACCTCCCGCACGGCGACCAGCCTGTCTGATTTCTGCCGGTTGCAGTACATGTGCGCGAGCTGCAGGTTGGAGAGGTCGGACGGATGCCCGCCCTTTGCAACCGGTATGATATGGTCGATGCAGGGAGAGAGCGGATGCGGGAATTTCAGCCGGAAGTCAACCGGCTTGCCGCAGATGCCGCAGACCTTCTGCGTCGCGTAGATTTTCTTCTT